TAGGCCGCACCTACGACATCAATTTCTCTGCCCTCGTTGCCAGCGGCACCGACACCGGCAAGACCTTTGCCGACATGGAAGGCAAGGTCAACGACGAAATCATCAACTGGAAGATAGCCCTCGCCAGCGGCGAGCAGAACCGCACGATGGGCATCGTCATTTGCTCTGGTCAGGGCAAGATGACCAACGTGCAGGCAACCGGCCAAGTCTCTCAGCAGGCCACCTACAGCGGCACCATCAACGGCTACGGCCCGCTAATTCCCGGCTCACTCACATAAAAGCGCGACGGGCCGTTAGTACGCCCGTCGCCCGTTTTTTAACGTTCAGTATGTTGCGATAGTATCGCAACCATCATTTAAAATATATCGGAACTATGATCCACGAAGAAATTACCATTGCAGGCAAGCCCGTCACATTGGGCTACTGCTACGCCACCGAAATCGCCTACAAAGACCTGTCGGGCGAAGACATTGCCGCCATCATCCAGGAGACCATCGCCTGCGTCAACGCTCAGCCCGCACGGATGCCAGACGCTAAGCGCAGCATCTACCTCGTGCTGGCCGCTGTCATGGCCTACTATCAGAGCAAAGACGAAGACGCGCCCATCAAGGACACCGACCTGATGAACGAGGCCACACCCATCGAACTCGGCAAAGCCCTCGGCACTATTATCAATCTTTGGGCGAAGTTCTACAACATCCCCAAGGGCGAGCCAGCCGAAAAGCCAGCGAAAGGAAAGGGTAAGGCAAAAAACTAACCACCGCCCACGACATCTACCAACTGCTCGTGGGCGAGATAGGCATCCCTCGCCGTGAATTTCTCTACGACCTCCGCTTCTGGGAGGTACGCCGCATCATTCGAGGCTACCGCCAGCGTGACCGCCTGAAGCATCAACTCATCGCCGAGTGCGCCTACGCCGCGATGTTCGCCATGCGCGACCCCAAGGGCAAGACCGTGTCCGACATGTTCCCCATGCTCTTCGATGATGATGACGATGACTACGACGAGCCACCCATTAGCGAGGAGGAAGTGGCCGACATGCAAGCCTTGATGAAAGCATTCAACAGTCAGACAGACGAAAAAGAGACGGAATAATTTTGCCATTCCGTCTCTTTTTCTTTTTTGAAGTAAACCCCTGCAAAGGTTTTAGTATATTATTAGCGAGAAAATAGTATATTAACTCCGAACTAATAGTATATAAACTCAAAACTCAAAGTATCATGGCAAAAATTAAGTACAAAGTTCTCGAGAACAAGAAAGTAGGCACCCATTCCTTTTATGCCGTGCCAGTGCCCCACGGTACGCTCAGTTTCGACGAGGTGATCCGCGAGGCGTGTCAGAACACCGACATCACGCCCAGCATCATGCGTGCAGCCGTCACGGAGTATATGAAGGCCGCACAGAACAATCTGCTGAAGGGCTTCCGTGTGCCCGTCGGCGAAGAGTTCCTGTTCCTCTATCCCAATCTGCGAGCATCTGCCAAGGATGAGCTCAACCAGGACGGCACGGTAAAGAAGGCCGCTACTGCCGACATGGTAGTGCCATCGAAGCAGAAGACCCGTCTGGGCTGCTCCGTATCGTCGAAGTACAGCGACAAGTTCGCCAGCGAAGTCAGTTGGCAGCGCGTCGATCCCATCACGGGCTCCGAGGTGGAAGGCACTGAGGACGTGACCGACGGCGGCGGCACACAGGGCGGAGAATTAGAGGGATAAAGTAAACCCACGACATCATAATGCCCGATTAGTGTAACAGCTAATCGGGCATTTTTTTATGGCCATAAGTATTGATATAAATAATCAAATTCTTGAGAATCAAATGCACGCTTTACAGGCTTGCATGACGGTTGATTCGGAGATGGGCAAACGACTTCGTGAGCTCATCTTCCAAGAACTGAAGCGTGTCCGCAACGACATCGCCGGAGGACTGAAATTCGCCAACGGTGATCCTCGTGGGACGCGCGGAGCCGTGAAGCGTTACATCGCGTCAAAATATCTTGGTGGTATAGTTAGTATCTTGGATGGCAGCAAATCTGGCAGCAAAAACAGCTATGAAGCACCCCGAAAGTTGCGTCCAGGTCAGCGAGGCGGCAACAGGATGATACGCAGCAATCGAACTGATGATATGTTGCACTATGGTCCTGACGAGAGAAATTTTATCCTTCGCTTCATCAACAGCGGTACTCACCCACGATATGCTAACGGCAGAAACGGTAAATGGGACAGGCGCGGAAACAATAGCACTTTCTTTAGACTTCAGGAGGAAGGCGACTACTATCGCGGCAGCATTGCACCACGCAACTTTATGAACACACTTGGAAAACCATCTATGCAGAGAGCTTTAGAGAATCTTTCAAAGATGGTAGATGAGGAATTTGACAAACTTTTTAAATCATAACGTATGGCTGGAACATCGGTTCTCAAACTCAAAGTTGACGACAAAGAATATAATTCAAGTCTGAAGCAGGCGCAACAGGGGATGCAACATCTGGAGCAAGCCCTTCAAGCCGCTGGCAAGACCTTTAACCATGTCGATAAATCGGTGGTGGAATATACTCGCGGAATAGGCAAGATGGAGGCCCAGAGCAAGACAGCCCGCGGACGCATCGGCGAGATGACATCGGCCTTTGTCGAATTATCCACGCAATATAACAAAATGTCTGCCGATGTGCAGAAGTCAGATTTAGGCCAGGCTTTGGCTAAGTCAATAGACCAGCTCCGGCAACGCACGATAGCGGCCAAACAGGAACTCGAAGACTTAAACCGCCAACTGTCTAACACGAAAGCTCCAGACACTGGAGCATCCAGCGGCGGCTTCCTCTCCGGCATCGGTAGCAAAATGGAGGGTGCATTGGCCGTATTCGGCGGTAATCTGATGACCAAGGGAGCCGGTATGCTCGCAGGACTGGCCAGCGAGATGGGCGACATGGTGAAGCAGGGCGTGGAACTGGCCAAACAGGGTGAGGGCATCCGCAATGCCTTCGAGCGGCTGGGTCGAGGCGATATCCTGCAAGGACTGCGCGATGCTACCCACGGCACCGTGACAGACATCGAGCTGATGAAGGCGGCCGTGAAGTTCAATGACTTCAAGCTGCCGCTCGACGAACTCGGCACGATGCTCGCCTTTGCCCAGCAGAAAGCCAAGGACACTGGGCAATCGGTAGACTACATGGTGGACTCCATCGTGACAGGTCTTGGCCGCAAGTCGCTCATGATCCTTGACAACCTCGGACTGAGTGCCACCGAAGTCAAAGACAAGATGGCTGAGACGGGCGACATGACCAAGGCCGTCGGAGCCATTATCCGCGAGCAGATGGCCAAGGCGGGCGACTATGTAGAGACGGCAGCCGACCGCGCCACAAAGGCCGACGTAGACCTCAAGAACGCGATGGACGCCCTTGGACGCACGCTCATGCCGCTACAGGAAGCAGGTGTGAGCATGTTCACGTCGTGGGAGATAAGTGCCCTCAAATTCATCAAGAACGCCCTCGAGCCGCTCATAGCACGATTCACCGAAGCTGGCAGACTTCAAGCTGCCTACAACCGGCAGGGAGGAAAAGAGAAGGTGGACCGCATGGCGAATACCCTGCAAAACACATCAGAAGGGAAACGTCATGGACTCTACAAGACACAAGTCAACAACTTCAACCGATTCATCAAGGAAAGACAGGAGTATATTAACCTGTTGAACAGCTACCGCGCTGGCAGTCGTGGCGAGGGAAACGGTTATACGCCAGAAAACAAAGCACGCATCGAACAGCTGTTTAAGCGATTCGGCACCGACGACACCAGCCGCCTGCAATCGCAAATAGACGGTGCGACAAAGCAACTCCAGGAATATCAGCAGGTTGCCAAAGAAATCCTGAAACCTGCTGAAGCTAACATCGACACCAAGCAGGCCGAGCAGAGCATCACATCGCTCACCAAGAAGCTGAAAGACCTCCAGGAACAACGAAAGAAAGCCATCGCCGCCGGCGACACCGACCTGAGCAAGAATCTCGACAAGCAGATTACCCAAACTAAAGCCGATATTAAAGGGCTGGGCGGAATCGTCTCAACATCAACCACCCACACAGCAACACCGCAGGAGCGTGCTGCCGACAAAGTGGCGGAAGCGGAACGCACCTATGCAGAGACGCTGCTGAAGAACAGCATACGACTGGAGGCTGGCCTTGACTCGACGCTCGACAACAAGAAAAAGGAGATGTCTGCCCAAGAACGCCTTTTCGATGCTTACAACGATGCCTATGCGACATATAAAGACCCAGCATATAAGGAAGCATCCAAACAAGCCGCTGAGAAAATCAAACAGCTTTCCGAAGAGGTGAAGTCCCTCACCGATACCCAGGAGGCGTCGAAGAAAGCGGCCCGTGAGTTGGAGTCGGCACAGAAAAAGCTCGCCGACGCGCAGCAGAAACTCGCCGATGCGCAAGCCACCGGCTCGGCTACCGCCGTCTATAAGGCTCAGAAGGACGTAGACAGGCAACAAGAAGTTGTCAACCGATTGCAGAATCCATCCTTACCCGTGCCAACCAAGCCGACTGGATTTGAAGCCTACAAGCAGACCATTCAGGCTGAAATCAAGTTCGACCAGATGCAGGTAGACGAGAACACCCTCCACACCCTGCTACAGACGGCACTAAAGAACGGTCTCGAAGGCTTGACCGTTGACTATTCGGGACTTCAGGAGCGAATCGCCAAAGGCATAGACATACCCGACTCGACGTGGGAGGCCTTGCAAGAAGAAATCAACGCCAAGCTGAAAGAGTTGGGTATCGAACCCATTAAGATAGACTTCAAGACCGGCGGCCTCAAAGAGGCAGGCAAGGATGCCAACACGGCCACAAAGGACTTCCAGCAGGCAGCGTCGGCCATCGGAAGCGTCGGTAGTGCTCTTTCAAGCATAGAAGACCCAGGCGCCAAGGTTGCAGGCATCGTGGCACAGGCTATCGCCACCGTGGCGTCCGCTTTCGCCGGTGCCCTTGGTACGGACACGACAACGAAGTCGAACATCTGGGCGTTTATTGCAGCAGCAGCAGCAAGCACGGCAACGATGGTAAGTACTATTGCAAGCATCCATTCGGCAACAGGTTACGCCAATGGCGGTCAGATTAAGGGAAACTCCTACAGCGGCGACAACATACTCGGGATTGTGGACGGAAGCGGCATCGTCGGACTTAATGCAGGCGAAATAGTGCTCAACCAGGCGCAGACGGCGAACGTAGCGAATGCTCTCGAAGGCTCAGGCATGAGGGGCATCGAACTCTCGGCAAGCGTCAGCGGCGAACAGATATTGCTGGTGGCCAACAGAACGACACGCCGTCAAGGTTACGGCGAATTAGTAACGTTCAAATAATCTGAGATATGACAGGCAAAGATATTACAGTAATCATAGCGCAGAACGGCACGGCTCTGGCTTCGACGCGCATCAAGTCGAACGACATCAAAACCAAGTGCGATGTCATCGAGAAAGCGAGCGCGACACAGCAGACGTGGAAAGAGTTTGTTGCAGGCCGCTCGGAGTGGTCAATCAACGTTGGCTACCTGGTACTGGCAGCACCACAAGTGCGCAATGTGCTGTTGGTGAGGCAGACGTTTGACCTGACGTTCACTGCGAGCGACGGCACAAGCACGAGTACGCTGACGGGGAAGGCCATACTGACCACTGCCGACATCAAAGCCAACACTGGGAGCCTGGCGCAAGGAACTTTCGCATTCCAGGGAACAGGGCCGCTTCAGTAGTAGCGAGAAGGGAGTAACAATCCGTTACTCCCTTCTCCTACTCTCATTTTTTTTAGCAAGATGCGTCTCTGTCGCAGCCACTCCTTCTCCGTATGCCGCGTCTTTGTCGCGGCCATCAGAATCGGTATTCGTTGGTCCCGTCCCACTCGGCGTCGACAAGAATTGTGGCCGTCACCGTTCCGCCACCTCCAGTAATACTGCCTGTGCAGTCAGTCACGCGATTGACGGTCACTGGCACATCTTCGATAATAATCTCCCCGAGCGCATTATCACTGGCATCCAATGCCGTGACGGTCATCTTGGTCAGTACATCATTGGCGGCATGGGGCAGGGTATAAAGGCAATACACACCGTCGTCGCTGAACGCCCGATACTCTGTCTGCTTACTGTTCACGCAACCATAGCCAGCGGACGGCGAAAAGGTAGAACTTCCACCGAGGTAGTAGAACTTGAACTGGGCGACATCATTCATTGCCGCCATCTCGTCAGTCAGGTGCAGGCGTATCATCGCCACAGCTCGCTTCATCCTGATGTCAACGTCCTGACGGTCGCCTGTAACCGTCAAACGGCCAAAATAGCTGAAGGTGTCCGTCACCTTATTGTTAGGAAACGTCACCTTGTCTGCGCTCGTAACGGTGGCACTGCCTGTACAATTATGGCCGATAGCCACCACGGTATAGCTCCCTGCTGTCAATGACAGACTGACAGAACCGAAGCCTGCGTCGGCAATGGTCTGCGCAATAGCCTTGACCTTCTGTCCGCCAGCGTCGAAGACGGCCACGTTGAGTCTGCCGCACACGTCACTGAGTACCGACGACCTCGTTGCGCCCTCTGTCTGCGTGATATGAAGCGTCACGTTGCCGCCGTTGTCGCCTTTACTATACACGTCGTTATCAATCACCATTTTCTCGCAGCCACATACCAAGACGGCAACCAAAGCAAAAAATATCTTTCTCATGGCCTACCATTCTAAATCATAACTATCTGTCCAAGCATCATTCAGACTCACGCTGAACGTCGTACCAGCAGCGAACAGAGAGCCGCTGACGTTGGTCGCCCTATTCCTTTCAAACGGCACATCATCAAGAGCGACGATACCGACAACATTCCCGTTGCCGTCTTTGGCTCTAATTGTGACGTCGGTCGTCCATTCGTCACTGTCGCTCATGCCGAAGACACTCACAGCCAGCTGTCCCGTTGTTCCAACATAAGATGCCGGCACGGCAACACTTCTTTCGATTCCCTGCGATAACATCGCAGCCCCCGTCATATAATCGATCCCGTACCACCAAACGTCAGGCACCACGCATATCTCCGCCACCCCATCTGGAACCTCGTCGGTAACAGCCACCCTGAGCTTTGTCGCCACGCGGTCGAGCGTGACGGGCACCACCGACGACGAACTGCTGCCAACATTGACGCTGACTGCCTTCCAGAAGGTATCCGATGGTTGCGCCCAGGTGATTGATGTGCCGTCGACGTTGGGTGTCTTGCCGCGTGAGGCCACGAAATAGATAGTGTGCTCGCCGTATTGCAGGCTCATGGAAGGCGACGAGAAATCGGCATCGGTGCTGACCTTATGCGCCGTCCTGACAAGAGCCCCGTCCACGTAGTCGAAGAGCCACAAGTCGGTCATCGTCACACCGTCAGCCTCCAACGCTCTCGTAATATTCCAGTCGCCATTACTGACCTCGAACGTCACGCGCCTCTCTGCCACGACGGCATCTTCCATGTCATTCATCCGCACATGTTCCGTGCAACCTGTCAGCAGCACCGCTGCCGTCATCATCAACAACATAGTCTTTTTCATAGTCCTTTTGTTTTAATATTGTTATTATTAAAGTTACCAGCCTTCTCGTGCGTCGCTATATCATAGCGACTCCCCCAGCTTGTCAAACTCCCCATACACATCCTCCGCCAGCACCTTCGCGTATCTTTGTGTCTGCGTAATTTTCGAGTGCCCCAACATCTTCGAAACCCGCTCCAAGGCCACGCCTTCATGCAGTGCCCAGGTGGCGAAGGTATGCCGCCCTACATGGCTTGTCAGTCGCTTAGTGATTCCCGTCTCTTCCGCGATACGCTTCAGGTTCCTGTTGTAAGTTTGCACAGCCACATGCGGCAATGATCCACCATAGCGTTGCACCACGGCCAACGCCTGTGGCAGCAGCTGGACGTAGTACGTGACACCTGTCTTGACCCTTTGTCCTGCCATCAGCCACCGATCACCCTCATGTCGGCACTTCTCCAACGAGAAGGCCTGCATATCACTGTAAGCCATCCCCGTGTAAGACTGAAAAACGAACATATCACGCGCAGCGGCCAGCATAGACCCTTCACGGAGCGTTAGCCCCTCAATCCTCGCCAATTCTTCCTTAGTCAGAAACTCCACTGTCTCGACGTCGCCGCGCTTAATCTCTCCACGCATACGATCATACGGATTGGCCTTTATCAACCCGAATTTCATAGCCCGACCAAGCAACGCCTTGATGTCCTTGTGATAATTTCGAACAGTCGCCTGGCTGATATACTCCACAGGCTTGCCAGCCTTCACCTCCGCGTCCGTCTGATGTTTCTTGATGCTGTGCAGAAAAGCATCCCATTTATGCACGTTCTCAACCGTCAAGTCCGACCATTTCCGCATGATACCCGACTCAACCAGAGCGGCCACCGACACCCTGTAATGCGCTGCCGTCCCTTTCCGCACGCCCAGCTTGTCAATCTCATTCTTCATCCACTCCAGCATATCCTCAGCATCCTTGGCCTTCCGCCGAGAGTCAGGCGAGAACACCAACTTTCGAACATTCTCGAAATTGATGTCATCTTCCGAGCAATCCGCCAGTCTTTCATTCACAATCCTATCCACGCGCTCCAGCATAATCCTCAGCCGCTCATTCTTCTCAACGCAGTCTTCTCGCCCGACAATCTGCCCGAACTTCCATTCACGCGGGCACACGCTCACGCCTGTATTGATATAGTACGCGCGTCGGTTGATCGTCACCCGCACCTCTATAGGGGCCGACCCGTCCTTGGCGAACCTGCCCCGATGATTATATATTATTGCTGTCTTTATCATTTCATTCTTAGTTTTAAGTTAAAGTAAAAAAGTGGGGAAACATCTGGGGAAACTATGGGGAAACATTTGCTTTATAAAACCATTTCAGACCATTCTAAACCATTTTTGCATATCTCCAAGAATCTCGCCAAATCCCATTTATTCATCGGCACCGCCGCCATTTTAAGGCGGTGCCCGAATCTTTGCCTGGTGATTCCGTTGGGATTCGAACAGATAAAGCATAATGTTAGTGTTTATGGGTGTTTGCGAGGTGTTTCCGTTTGGTATGGGGAAACATTTGAGTTGTTTTGTTCTTCCGCTGCGCCAATGGCGAAGGGATAGCGGGAGAGGTCTGAGGCGTTAATATTGGCAATTTTACGCTCCAGTTCGAGGATGCGGGAGTCGCGGGCACGAATGATAGCGTCTTTGTCGGCGACGGTTTGTTCGAGGGCTGCGATGCGGGCTTGTTTCTCGGCAATGATGGCGTCTTTATCGGCAAGGCGGTCGGACATTTCTTGCTTCAGACGGTTGGTGAGTTCGGCGTAAGCAGCGATGGCGGCGTTGATGGCACTGGAAGGGTCAACGTACGAAGAAGCAGGGACGGCACTTGCTGAACCCAGCAGTGCCGGATTGTCACCATTAGGTCTCTCGAATACAAGCCGCTCTTCTGGATGCTGTTTGTAGTAAAGTAAATCTTCCATCAGCAAGCAGTGAGGGTCTTCACCACGGAAGTAGGCCATGTTGAAGATACCACCGAATGCTTCGTTCATCTTGCGAAGTGTATCATCTCCTACAAATTTTTTGTCATTCATGATTCGAGATAGGGCACTATCACTAATTCCGATTTTCTTAGCCAGTTCTCCCTGACCACTGGCAAGGTGCTCTTTGTATATGTAGTCAACGGCGACTTTAAAGAGCTGATTCTTCAGTTTTTTGTCTATTTGACCCATTTTGACCTATATCTTAATTAAAAAATCTTAAAAGTTGACCCATTTTGCACCATAATGCTCCACATTTCAATTTTAGTTTGTATCTTTGCACCCGTAAGTAATTAACACTACAACGAGGCAAGAAAATAGCCGTCAGACGGGAGGCCGTCTTTTCACAAGCGGATAACCGCCAATTTGCGAACACTTTGCGAGGGTGTCGGATTGCAAATATACGGCTTTTTCTGCCAAGTTGTTGCAAAACGAGTAACTAATTAAGTAAAATTAAGAAACGACATGGTAACAGACAGAGTAACACGAGACGACATCAGGGGCATCAGCGTAGGGCAGATGGGTGTGTTTGTTTTGCCGAATGAGAAGGCCGTGGAGAGTGCCAGGGTGCAGTTTGCTACGCTGAAGCGGCTGGAGGGTATGGAGTTCGAGCGCGTCGAGACCGGGGAACGGTTGACGATTGCTTATAAGAGGTTGAAGTGATGGTATAATGACCTTGCGGTAAAACCGCAAGGCACAGTAAAAGCAAGGACTATGGACAGGATGCTGAGAGCGGAGATAATAGCAACGGTTAGGCAGACCGTGGCAGATGTGATGGAGGGTGCCGACGAGGTATGGCTGTCGCCTGAAGACATGTGCAAACAGTTCAGTATGTTCACGCCGGAATGGCTACGGAGGCATGGGGAGCTGATACCACGGGAGAAGGTGAGGATTGTGTTGGCCGACGGGACGGTGAAGGAATCGCGGTCGTGGGCCTACCCGAAGCACAAGATTAACAGGCTCATACGTGAGGGGCGGCTGAGGGAGATAAGGACGCAATGACCCTTGCGGAAAAACCGCAAGGCACAGTACAAGAGGAAGGTTGGTCGAGTGGTAAGGCGGCTCTCTGCTAAGGAGTAAGTCAGCAATGACTCGTGGGTTCGATTCCCTCACCTTCCGCAAGGAATGAAAGGAGAGTGGTTCTTTGACTTAATGAACACTGGCGAAGGCCAGAATAAAGAAACATAAAGAGAGGGAGCAACCCTGGCGATGGTTAGTAGACAAGCGAAAGCCGTTGGCCCCCATGAAGGCCGTATGGCCGTGGCCGTGAGGCTGAGGACGGGAAGGGCTCCGACGGAAAGATACTACCGACTCAGCAAGAGCCGAAGCAAAGAACACTAATTCGCATACAGAGGGCGATGGTAGCATGCCAGGCGAGCAGAAAAAGAGCGGAAAGTCTTTCCAGACAGACATGGTATTAATGCGGCCATTGCCAGTTGGCAATGCGTGTCCCAAGCCACTAACGCAGAGGGGTGTCGATTCGCCGTATGGTGTAACGGTGGCACATTCAGCCAGAAGGCCTTCAGACTGACGGTGCCGGTTCGAGTCCGGCTACGGCGACAAATTGAATCCTTGCGGAAAAACCGCAAGGCACAGTAAAAACGAAACAGATGAGCATGGATATTGCGACTATAAAACGTCCTTCGTGCGGAGCAGACGCGGATAGTCTTTGTTTCTATCCCGGTGTGGCGTTCTGTATGGAGTGCGGAGAAGTGTTTGACATCGCGGAAAAACGCGAGGCACAGCAGCGAGATAATAATAATAATAATAACTAAAAAAGTACAACTATGAAAGAGTTTCTGGAGATTATGGGGAAGGACATCATGAGTGAGAACTTCACCCGCAGGGAGTATGTAATATATGGCATCGTGGCACCGTTGGTGCTGGTGCTGGTGTGTGGACTGGCTGGCAGTCTTTAAGCGTATGGCAGAGCAAGTGGCGATGGACGACCTGCACATTCACGGCGGAGTCGTTCAGCAAGTGACGTGCATGGGCAATGTCTATATGCACGGTGGCGTGGTGAATACTATGGAGGTGCAAGGCGACTGCAAGCAGAGTGGCGGCGTTATCAACCGACACATCCAGCAGTCGGAGCCAAAGGTGGTCTATCGCGACGGCGTGGTCTATCGCGACCGCGTGGTCTATCGCGACCGCGTGGTGTATAAGGACCGCAAGATATTCTGCGACAATCTCAGTCTATTGGAAGAAAAAGACAAACTATCTGCTGAAAATACCAACTTGAAATGGGAGAACGAAAAATTACGGCAAACCCTCAAAGAGCGAGACGAGCAGCAGCCGAGTGACGACATCCTGATAAGCAAAATCTGTCGGCTGGAAGACCAACTCGCCAAGGAGCGCGAGGCACACCAGAAGGAAATCGACGAACTGGAGTGGCGGCTGAAGGCTGTGACCGGCATTGCCAACGGGCGCAACGAGCGCCTCTATGAGGATGAGACAAACGGCCACTACATCGGAGTAACCGACGATTCCCTCGACGTGCTCTTCACACTCATCAACGAATATCCCATCGGCATCGACGGCGACATAGCCGAAGATTTGGGCATATCCCCTCACATGGTAAAAACCATCGCCAAGGCCCTGCGGCTGGCCAAGTCACCAGAAGCACGGCGCGAGGCGAAGGAACGGCTGAAGCATCACGGCATCGAAATGATTGAGCGACGCGGAGGCGACCAGACCAAATACAAGAGAGAGAAACAAAAGAAAACCAATAAAAAGCAAAAGTAATATGGCTAAGAAACAATTAACAAAAGTAAGCGTACAGACGGTACCGAACGGTTATTTACTCAACGTGGAAGGCAACGGCTACATGTATTTCACCCTTCAGGAACTGCTTGAGGGGTTCTTCGTACACGTGGGACTCAACAAACTCAACTGGCTCGACCGCGACACCATCACCGACCTCATGACCGCCTGTGCCACATGGCCGAAGGAGGGAGACGCTATCCAGGAAGCCGCAAGGCTGACGGCACAAGTAGAAGACCTACAGCAGAGTCGCACCAGGGATGCCAGCACCATCGCCACCCTGAAGAACCAACTCGCCAGCACCTCGAAGAAGCTGGCAGACACCACGGCGAAGCTCGCCAGGTTCCTCTCTTCAGAGAAACCTGTAGAGGCAAAAGAGAACCCGGATACAGAACCGAAGAACGTCAGCAAGGGCGATGTACTGCCCAAGGCGAAAGCCCCCAAGACCACATCACACATCACCCAGGGCGACCTCGCACAGACCTCCAAGCGCAAACCTATTGACCCAACGGTGACCATTCCATACTCCGAGGCCGTCTATCAGTCGTTAATGCTTCCGCTAACCATCGACAAGACAGGCCTGCCCACCCGTGTACTATCTATTATGAAGATTGTGGGTGGCTCGAGCAACGCCACCGTGGGCGACGCACTGATGCACCCCAAAAAAGAGTTTGAGAAGATACGCGGCTTCGGCAATGTCGTAGCCGAGAAACTCGATATGTTTATCAAGAGTCACCACCTCGCCTACGGCATGAACGTGGAGGAAATCCTGATGAAGCATGCGATGCAGAACAACCCCAATATTAAATAGTAACAAGACATGGAATTTGAAGGAAGAATTTCGAGGGTGCTGCCTGTAAGGTCGGGCACCTCACAGAAGGGTGAGTGGAAAGTGCTGCCCTTCGTGTTTGAGTATTTCGAGACGGGCGACCAGCGGTGGCCGGACAGGGTGCTGCTTGAGACGATGGACACGAACATCATGGCACAGATTGGCGCGTACCTGAAAAAGGGTGCCGACGGCAAGGTGGTCGTGGAGAATGGCGAGTGCGTGCTAATGTACGAGCTGAAGTGCCGCGTCGGATTCAGTCACGGCGTTAGGGAGTACGACAAGCAGGATGGCACGAAGGTGACCATCAATAATATTCGGTGCTATAAGTTCGAGATTGCGGGACAGCAGGGACAGCAGCCAGCAGCCCACCAGGCACCGCCACAGGCTCAGCCGACGGCGGCACCGGCGATGGCGGCACAAGCACCGTTCCCACCATTCCCGCCACAAGTTGACGCTAACGGAAACCCGACGTATGAAGACCTACCATTCTGACTATTTCCCGGAGAGTCGCCCGACAGGGTGGCTCTCTGAGCATCAACGCAACGGGATGCCTAATCAGCATCCGCAACTGATGAATAGCAACTGGAAGCGATGACCGACGAGACACGCAAGCAGTGGGACACCATCATTGACGCACTGCACCTCATTCAGGCCACGGGACTGACCCGCGAGGAACTGCACCGGCACATCGAGACGGTGGCCGTGATGATGGACTTGACGACGGTGCTGGCCGACGTGATAGACTCCATGCTGCTCGACATCGACGACCTGCTGGCCAAGGTAAAGACTCCGCTCGACAACCGCGACCGCTCCTATTTTAAGGAAATGCGGAAGCTCATCAAGGCTGCCCGCAAATGGGCGCAGCGGGCCACACGCGACACCCGGCACTCGGAGCGCGACGACGACCTGGCCACGGAGAGCGACTGGTGGAAGAATCTCATCCTAATGATTGAAGACCGCACGGGCACCGACGAACTGAAGACGCGGCAGCTCATCCGCTGGATTTCGACGATGCCAAGTCAGATGCACCTCTTCGACAGCATCCACACCAAGGACTTTTTAAGACTGACAGACGAATATGACCCCATACCCAGGACAGACTGAGATGACCCGTGGCAAGGTACACCGCCGGGTGCTCAACGATGAGCAGCGCGAGTGGCTCTGCCAGTGGTTCCCCACCATCGAGAATAAGCGGCTGGCGAAAGCGATGGGCATCAGTCTCTACAAGCTCCACTGCTTCGCCCGTGAACTCCACCTCACCAAGAGCGAGGAGGGCTGGCGGGCTATCAAGCGACGGCAGACGAAGGCGATGGCCAAGACCAACGAGCGCAACGGCTGCTACGACCGCAAGCGAGGCCACGCACCCAGTGAGGCAACACTGGAGGGCAACCGACGGCGGTGGGAAGAATACCGCCAAGGACTGCGAGAATTGCCACAGGACACCGCCAAACGGAAGCACCCGAAGCGATGGAAAGCCTCGCTAAAGAAACGCAGCGAGAACCGCAAGGAAATGATCAGCAAGGAGAAGCGGCGCATCATCTACGGGCTCGAGCGCAAGACGAAGCTGAAGGTCGTTGTAATGATACCCTACACCCGCAGCCAGTTACACCACCGATGCAGTGCCCTGAAGCGCGGCTACATGCTCGATATGGACTGCTCCGAAGGTCAGCCGGGCAGATACGTCATCTATTTCGACGACAAAACCGAGCGCAGCGAGCTATTCGAGCGTAATTGCATCAAGGACGGCTTCACCTTTAAGCGCGACGAATAACATCAAGTGAACTATGAGCAACGAACAAAACAAGATACCCCTGCCGGGAGAGCAGACACCACTGCCACCCGCTCCCGACTTCCTGAAAGGTGATGACTGGTTCGGGGCGAATGTCGATGATGACTTCCTCGACTTCGACAAGCCGTACCGACCGCCAAGATACACGCTGGAGCGCAACGACGTGGCCTTTGCCGACGTGGGTGAGATTCACATCGTCAGCGGCAAGCCTGGCAACGGCAAGACGGGACTCATGGCGCAACTCATTGCGGCGACGCTGGGCGGGCAGTTCGGTAAGACCATTGCCCGCAAGGTAGGCCACAAGGTGAACGGTGCCGAGGGCTTTCAGGAGGTGCCGACGTGCATCCTCTACGTCGATACGGAGCAGGGCGAAGACGACACCATCGGATTCAAGAACCGCATCCTGTCGATGTCGGGCGTGCCCAAGGACGTAGCGAAGCAGCACCTGAAGATACTCCGACTGCGCGACACGGAACTGGCTCTCGACCGCTGGAAGAAGATACTGAAGGCGATATGGCAGGTGCAACCGACCGACATCTTTCTGGATGGAATGCTCGACATCGTGGAGGACTACAACGACCAGAAGGAGTGCCAGCCCATCATCCGCAAGTGCATGATGCTGGCCACCCACTACGACACGAGCCTGTGGGCGGTGCTGCATGAGAACCCGATGGTTGACAAGCTCGTGGGCACGCTCGGCAGTATCACGCAGCGCAAGGTGTCGGAGATATTCACCGTCATCAAGGTGAAGCAATCCGAACTGAAGGAGCACGACCGCAACCCGAAACTGCCACCCATCTACTTCCGTGTGAAGCAGAACAAGGCGCGTGGCAAGGACGTGGATGACTGGTATTTCCATTATGTCAGCGTGGACGGCGGTTGGGGACAGCCCGTGGAGATCGACGACGAAGCGGCTCCGCAAGTAGCGGCGAAGGTACAGGACGTGCAAGATGTCATGCTGAAGGCTGTCGTGAAGTGTCTGCTGGAGTTCATGTCGCCACCCATGAGCGACTACTACACCAACATCGTTAAGGAACTGAAAAAGCGGATGCACGTAGGCGAGACCAAGGCAAAGGAATACTTCAACGAGGCAAATTCCCGTGGCGTGTTCCACTTGCCTGTTAATAATCGGTACACGCTCGATACCCAGCAGTGTGACGCAATACTCAATGACTTACCATTCGCTCCGATGAGCGAGGAATAATATCAAGGAACTATGAACGTACTGGATATAAACAGATAGGAAGTACCTCAGACCATTTGTACGACGCTTGAACAATCGCGCACACTGCGAGACCTCGGACTGAGTGCTGAAACAAGCGATATGACGTGGACAAGCGACATCTTCACACCGAAGAGAATCTACGGCGAGGATCAATACAGACTTTGCTGCTATCCTGGAGCCGTGACGAGTCAAGACCCCACAGGAACACCGGCATGGAGTACCGATGCAATGCTGGCGCAACTGCCTGAATACATCGAGATAGAAGGGAACGTCTGCCATATCTACATCTATCGTGACTTTCATCACAATTGGACTATCCTATATGAATGCAAAGGCGAGGGCAAAGGTTATGCCGCCAACACGCAAGCCAACCTCCGTGACTGCGCTTTTGAGATGCTGAAATGGTATTTGACGGAACGACACAATCTGAACACAGATGAAACGAGGACGTAAACCGAAGCCCATTGCGGCAATCTTCCCAGACGGAACACTGAACGGATGGTTTGAAGGTATCATGGATGCCATGAAACTCTATCATCTCGACCGCACAAGCATACTCAGGAGCATCCGCACGGGCAAGCCGTACAAAGGGTTTCGGTGGGTGTATAAGTCAGACTATGATGAAGCCTACTTCAACGGCAATCTGCATCGGTTCGCATTTACACCACGAAAGGATAGAGATTTGCGCGGATGGTGCAAACAAGGTTACCACTGGCAGCACTCCCGCAACATATAGAAACGAGAAATACACGTGCATCTGCTGACAGATGGCCCCAACCGCGAGGCGGGCTAATAAGGTTTGTCGGGCGAGAAAGAAAGCCCCACGCAGGAATCAGTAAGAAGCCCACGGCAGTATGAATATCGCACATCTGTCAACGGAGCACGGTTATTCTTTACTTAATCACCAAAACATCTATGACACGAAATGAATTCATCCACCAAGCCATCCTCGCTATGGCGAGCAACTGCAAGTGCTTCGCACCGAACATGCACACCCTCAAGTCGAGCATCGACGAGCTGAAGGACATGGCCAGGCGCTTGGCCGATGCAGCGCAAGAGACAGCACCATTCGACGAGTGAAACCCAGAAACCCTCAGAAACCCTTCGCGCACGCACACACGCGCACGTTATGGTTTTACACCTATAGCAAACCCCCGAAACCCCCAAACCCTGTATATAGGTATAAATATTATATACCTATATACAGGGTATTGGGGAGTATTCTTGGGGATTTGCGTAGGGCCGACTCGAGGGTTTGTAACAACTCAACCTGTTGAATCTTCCAATTCAACCGCTTGAATTAAAAAACCACCCTTTATAGTAAAAAGGGTCTCACCCTTTATAGTAAAAAGGGTCTCACCCTTTATAGTAAAAAGGGTCTCACCCTTTATAGTAAAAAGGTCAGCACCCTTTATAGTAACCGACTTTTTCAGACCTATGCCAAAGATTCCCGACGACATCATCCGGCGCGTACAGGACGCGGCCAAGATTGAGGACGTGGTGAGGGACTGCAACGTGACGCTCCGCAAGGCGGGCGTGAACCTCACAGGACTCTGCCCGTTCCACGACGACAAGCACGACGGCAACTTCATCGTCCGACCATCGACGGTCAGCGCAAAGCGGGGCGGCAACACCTACCACTGCTTCGTGTGTATGCGGCGGGGCGAGGGCGGCGGTCCCGTTGACTTCCTGATGAAGCACGAGCGGCTGTCGTTCCCCGACGCTATCCGTTGGCTCGGCAAAAAGTATTGCATCGAGGTCGATAACGTGCCCGTGAACTACACGCCACCGCCACCACGACCCGCACCGCCGCCACTGCCACGACTGACCTTCAGGCGTGAGACCGTAGGCGATTCGATGAAGGGCATCGAGCAGACGCTCTTCGTCAGGTGGCTCCGCTCATTGCCGTGGGACGACGAGCAGCGGGCAAGGCTCTCCGATGTGCTGCGCCTCTATTGTGTGGCCACCTGTCCGCACGGCCCCGAATGGATAGCCTTCTGGCAGATCACCCACGACGGCGTGCCGCTCACGGCCAAGTACATGAAGTATAAGGCAGACGGCCACCGGGTGAA